CAGTTTATCGCAGCTACGGACGTTATCTTCTCTGACGATGAAATGGCTTTGCTGTCAGGAATCATTGCTTTCTGGTTTGGTTCTCGTCAGTGGGGCAAGAAGTGAATGTATCAAAAGAGTGTATAGAGGGCATCAAGAAGGATGAAGGAATACGATTTCGTCCCTATCGCTGTCCGGCTTTACTGTGGACTGTTGGTGTTGGTCATGTCATTGACCCTAATCATATAAAGGTGAAACTAGATGAACGTAAAGGACTTGCAATCCCTGATGGGTGGGATCGAACTCTCTCAATGGCAGAAGTCGATGGAATCTTGGCAGCAGACTTGGCTATCTTTGAACGAGGCGTGCTTAGACTATGCCCTCAAGGACTTACCCAAGGCCGCTTTGACGCATTGGTCAGCTTTAGCTTCAACGTGGGCCTCGGCAACCTCCAAAGAAGCACAATAAGAATGAAGCATAACCGTGGCGACTTCGATGGCGCTGCGGAGGCTTTTCTGGCTTGGACCAAGGCAGGGGGCAAAGAACTCCCTGGCCTTGTCAAACGCCGTAAGCATGAGAAAGCAATGTATCTAGGATAAAAAAAGAGCCTCCTAAGAGGCCCTGTTAAGTCCTACACCCTAGACTACCAAAAAACCATTATCCTCAAGATGAACAGGTCAATGACGACACAGTGTTCCTCTTCGAAGTCATCCACATATTCAAACCCAACCATACAGCCACCGATGATGTGCAGTAGTATTGACATATCAGATCTCGCAGTGACCGGCAACGCAGGCCAATGTTTGTGCACCTTCGACATTGTCTTCTACTTCGACTAAGTCGTCCCATTTGATCTCTTTAGGCATCTTAGAGAGCATTTCTTCATACTGCTCTTTAGTGCATTCCTCATAAGGAGCTTGTCGGTATGTGCCACCAGCCCAAGGCAGGAAAGACACACCAGAGATTTCATCGAAGTTCCTAAACACCCAAGCCCCGACATCCATCCATTCATCTTCTTTGACTGAGATGGTCACAGACGGTTTATGCTCACACCAGTGACGCTGATACATCATCCAGACATCGAGGTGCTCAATTGCTGTTAGATCATCACGCAGTCTTGCTCCAGCGGGAGCCTTCATCGGAAATGAGAAGACTACTGTGCTATCTGGTCGCATTACGCAATCTTCGGCAGGCACACCAGCAGAGGTCAGGAACGCCGAGAGAGGGTCTTTCTTATCTCCACGAACACGGCGAATATAATACTGACTATGTCTAGCATGAATACCAGAGGCGCTATCAACAAGTTGAGAGACAGTGCCAGAAGGTTTGACACAAGTAATCGCAGCAGACTGAGGAATTCCCAACCGTGCTGCAAGGTCAGCGTTGGTATCAACGGCGACTTTCCGTAATTGTTCAAGAGCCTTCGCAGTGCTGTCACTTACCTCTCCCATCCATTTGTTATCTAAGATACCCGTCAACGATACACCTAAGAGGCGCTCCTCTTCAGTGTTCTTCTGCCACACCTTACGCAGGTAAGGGAAGTTAGTCATCGTAGACTGGAACGTGCCCATAATCGTTGCTATCCTGATCTTGTTAGCAAGAGTCTCTACAGTATCTTCTGCCCGTACAACCACTTCCGTGAGGTTACAGAACTGGTAGGGGCGCAGGATGATTTCTGAGCAGGGGTTTGTTCCGAAGTCAAAACTAGAATCACGTCTGCCGTTCTTTGCAGCTTGGCTTTGACTTGCTTCTCTTGAGAAGATTCCCCGTTCTCCAGAGTGGCTGTTGTAGAGGCTAGTCCATTCTTGGAGAAACTGTCCAATGTCTGGTTTAGAGTTATAAGTTGCCGAGTTGTTAGCGAGTGCCCGATGTGCATTTTGTTCCCACCAGTTTCCAGATTTGCAAGACCGCATACGGTCATCCTCAAGGTCCGACAAAGAAATCATTGCGGATCTTCGTACACCACCGACAACAACAACTTCCCCGATTTTGCAGAGAATATCATGACATTCGATTGATGTAAGTTTGCGACCAACAGCTCCTCTGAATTTGGCGGTAGTAAACTTAAAAAGTTCATCCAAAGGGCCGGGTCCAGAGGCACGTCCACCAAAAGTTTTGAGTCTGGCTCCAGCAGGTCTAATTCTACTAAGGTCATATCTTGCCACTTCCCCAGAGTATAGAAGAGCGATGAGTTGGCGAAGAGCCTTTGCCCATCCTTCTTTACTGTCCGCAACCACAATAGTAGTCTGACTATCAAACAACTGCTCCGGTACTTCAGGTAATTGATTAACATATTTATGCTCCACAGAAAAGCCTACACCTGTACCACAGAGTAGGATATACATAGCCTCGTCAAAGGCTTTGGGGTCATCGATAGGCAAGTAGCTGCAATTGTAGCCAGCGGTGTTGTCCCTATCAAGGGCCTTGCCTGCGGTCATTATAGCCCTCATAGAAGGCATTACTTCTAGGTTCTGTACTGCATTGGTCAGTTCTGTGCGTAAAGCCTCTGTAGGCTTATAGTTGTACTTATCTTCTAAGTGTTCAAACATAAAAGTAAAGTAGCGAGACACAGTCTCATTCCAGTGCTCACGCCGATTCTTGTCATTTAAGTAACGGCTGTACCGGCTTTTGGCAATAAAGGTGCTATAGGGTGTCATCTAAGTCTATCTCCAATTCATCAAATTTATCTTCTATCTTATCCGCAAACTTCTCTATTAGTTCTTCTGAAGAAATATCTAGCACTTCCAAGATTGTAATTTCGTCTAACTTCTTCATTCGTTCCATTATATCTCTAATCGTCAACGACATAATCTTTTCAGTGCTTCATCAAGCCCTGCCTCCCAGTTAGTATAAGGTTCATAACGTATAAGTTCCATTGAGTCATACCAATTAGTTTTGTCTGTATCGGCAGGCAAATAAAACCAACCCGTTTTTGACGTAGAGCCAACTAAGTTCAATGTCCTTACCCCAAGTGCTCCTGCTAAATGTGCTACACCAGTGTCAACAGTAACGACTGCCTTCAATGACTGTATCTTCTTAGCCGTTTCAAGCCAACTTCTACCATCCAAGTGCTCTGGCATAAAATCGGGCTGAATCTGTAATGATACCACTTTGTGCTTCTTTGTCAACTGATTATAGAACTTTTCTGCTAAATTTCTAGGTATTACTTTGGCACTGGCATTCCATGAGTCGTTGTCGCTGTACCAGCAAAACCCTATCTGGCTAGTCTTCCTGATACCTTTGAACTTGAAGTAGCCCTCGCTCTTGTACACAGGGTCGCCGTCATTCATAGGGAACTTGTTGTACTGCATCAGCAGTGCCGGTATAGACATCACCTTGACACGCATTGCAGGCACAGCACAGTTCTCATCAGTCAGGACACCGTCCACGCCCTCCAGAGAGGCTATCAGGTTCATCAGTGGCTTTTGCATATAGACACTAACAGACTTGACTGGCAACTCCTTCAGTAGCGGTATGAAGCGAGAGAACATGATTGTGTCACCAACGCCTTGCTCGTTAGTGACTATCAAGTGTCTGTCTCGGACATCATAGCCTGGTTCCCAGATGATAGACCTAGACAGCGGTGTCTTCATCCCCAAAGTAAACTTAACCCTACGGACTTCACGGCACTCATACAGGTTAAAGCCCTTACTCCACTGAGCCTCCCTTAAGAGGCCATAGGCCCTATCAAGATCCCGCTGACTCATTTGTAGTACACAGCCTTTATCTTGTCATAGTTCTCGATAGCAAACTCAAGATAGTGCTTTGCCTTCTCCAAGTCCTCTTTGCCGTTCTTCTTAGCGTGGCGCTGCACATACTTAATCACATTACACAGCCAAGGGTCCATCTCCCAATCAAGGAAGACATCCCAAGGCTGGATCTGTGTCTTGTAGTGGTTGCCACCAATCTGCCTAGACTTGATGTAGTCCGCTAGTGTTTCAAGCTGCTGTGACATGAGCGTGTTCCTTTACGGCTTTGGTTGACTTTGACCAAGTGCCACAATGGGTACACTGGTATCGCTGGAAGGTTCCTGTGGTCGTATAACTAAAACCTCTCTTTTGGAGTTTGGCGCTTCCGCAGGTGGGGCATCCAGTGGAATCATACAGATTACGATTAGGATGGTTTCTACCAAGCCAAGGGAGCAGACGCTCATAGACTTTCTCCAATAGAATAACGTCTTGTTTGTTATACTTCTCCATCACTTTCCATGCATCAGGGTCTTTGTTCATGCACTTGACCCAGAGTTGATAGCCCTCATGTGCCGCCTTCTTACCAAGGTCTAGCCTCTGTGCAATGTGATCTAGCTTATTGCTTGCAAAACGAAACTCTTTGCGAACTACCTTTAGCAAGTCAATCTGCTTATACGGAGCAGGCGGTGCTAGATGATGCAGCAGGAACTCTTTGTTGAGCACAGGAATGTCAAAGCGAGTGCCGTTGTAATGACAGACTGCATCAGCCTCTGAGATCAGGTCATGGATCTTACGGAGCATGAACTTAGGCTTACTGTCTTGCACAGAAGAGAACATCACTTCTTTGGAACCATACCACTTCGCAGCCCAGCACAGAACATAAGACGACTCTAACAGATGGTCTGGACTGATGTATTGGTCACGAAGGCCCCAGATGTGTGCAGTATTGGGACTTGTTTCGATATCAAGCATCAGCAGTTTCATAGAGCATCCTTGTCTTGATTGTCCAACGCCTCGATGTACTCTTCTAAGCGGTCAGCAGTGGTGACTTCCCTGTTGAAGAAGTCTTGGAAGAGGCACTCGTGGCGCAGGCCTTCAATGATTACACGCTTGCGGACACCCTCAAAGCCTGTGTGCTCTAGGAACTTGCAGAACTGCCACAGAATGGTTTCCCATGTCTGGTCATCAGCGAACTCATGGAAGGACTCTATCGTTGTCTTTGACGGGAAGGGGCTGTTACCCTCGTCCTCAAAGTCGCCTCCTTCATAGATAAATCTAAAACTACTCATTGCTTGCTCTCCTTAATAGTTCAAAAAAGTAAACACAGTCTACCACAACCAAGGGCTTATCTCTGTTTTGCTTGACGACGACAACTG